TTACGGGCTAAGGGATTCGACTTCGATGGTCTAGCCTCAACCTCTTCGAGGTTAGAGACTGCTTCCGTCAACTCCGTAAGGAGTTTCAGGGCTAGTGCCTTACGCTCCGCAGTAGGAGTGTATTTGGCTTGGTTTACTGCCTTTTGGCAGTCTTTGAAATTAATGCTCATCTTCGATGGTTTTAGTGATTTGCGTTATGATAAGAAAACAGATTGCTAAAGCAATGACGGATAGGAACTGCACAAACATGATGCTTTCAGCATCAGAAACGGCGGATAGGAGTTGCATACTCATACGGCAACAACTTCAACCCCTAAAGGGGTTTTGGTGATTACCTTGCTACTTAGCATAGCTAAGAGTTCAGCCTTAGTTAGCTTCGCTAAGTCCTTCTTAGCCACCTTCGGTGTAGCTTTCTTCTTAGCCTTCGGCTTCGCTTTAGCCTTTGGCTTAACCTCTTTGAGGTTAGAGACAGCCTCCGTTAACTCCTTTAGGAGTTTGATTGCTCTTGCCTTACGCTCTGCGGTTGCTGAGTATTTAGCTTGGTTCACTGCCTTACGGCAGTCTTTGATGTTTATGTCTTTAGACATGATGTATGGTTTACTGCTCAGCGGAATTGCTCAGCCCAATCAAGGTACGGCTATTTTCAACCAATATCCAAATTAATTTCACCTGCCATTTTCCTCCGCGAAAAGAACTGCGCGCAAAATCACGCGAAATTCCCTGCATCATGTGCGCATGTATGATCGCGCATACACGAGGCAATTTGACAGGTTGAAATCGACAAGGTTACGTAGTAAAGACTGAAGATGAGATGGAATAGAAATGCTGAAGCTAGACCCCTATAAGGGGTAGTTAAGGTAGAGTGTAACTCTAGGTGGTGGGTTGTCCCATGCTCACGTTCATGCACATAATATCCATGCGTTAACGTACACGTTGAGCCAATGCCACTTAACTAGCTGTTACTCAAGGAGTAAAAGTCCAAATGTAGTAGCCAAATCACAACAAAGTTGTGGTAGGTTTGGAGAAAAAGGCGTTTCGGGTTAGCTTTGCTAACGTGTGCAGTATAACATTATCCCCGCGGTAAACATTTCTCACAAAATTTTTAACCAATCGCTTTTTGGTTCGGATCACGTTTCTAAATTAACCTTTTATAATGCTGTCATACTATTAACACCCTAAATATCTCATGTTAAGTATATATTCTAATACGCTCGTTTACAATACTTTTACGGAATCTGTTAAACCTTTGCTTTAGGGTTGACTTTTAAGAAAAAAAGTAGTACCTTAGCACTATTAGCGAGTAAGCTTATTAAATTGTTTTGTGTATACACATAAAGATACAAGGAAGCTTATTATTTATAAAGTAGTATACGCAATAGCTATACTTACTTCTGTAAAGGACCATATGGGTAAGTTTAAGTAACAGAATAAGCATTATATTTGCACTAAACATTCAGTATGGCGAATTTAACAATTACTATTACAGAGGCTGTAACCTTAAACGGAGCTTCAAGGGGGTCTACCAACACCCATGTAGAGTCTGTTACCCAAATAGATCATAGGATTGTTTCTTGTCTGCATTCTGCGGAACAAACGGTAGTTCTTTTTGACACGGCGGTAGCTGCTGGAACAATGGCTGACGCAACGTTAGACTACCTTAGGTTAACCAACCTAAACGGTACCAATTTCGTTACTGTACGGGTTTCTGGTAATGGGGAGGAGTACTTCGTAAAACTAGAAGCGGGTGACAGTTTTTTGCTTAACAACTCTGTTATGGATGCTAACGCTGCAGGCAGCGCCTCGGTATCTTTAGCTAATATAGACTCAATAGGAATACAAGCAGATACAGCTACATGCGATGTAGAGGTCTTTGCTGCAGCATAATAAATAAATATGAAAGCATTATACGACGGAATGGCTAAAGGCCGATCATACGGACACGGTGGATCTTACAAAAATTCTCCTCCGATGACCCCTGCTCAAATAAGGGCAATGAAAGAGCGAGCAAGAAAAGCTATGGAGGCGGACGCTAGAAGAAGAAACACTGAAAAAGATTTTGATGAGTCTTTGTTTAACGCCGCTATGGGAGGGCGTATGTATGAACATGGTGGTACTCATCCAACGGAAGAGGAAAAGGAGAGGAGCGAAACAAACGAAGAAAGAATAGCACGGCAAACAGCTGGAGACGCAGCTTTTGGGGATTGGGATGGTAAAGACGCACGAGATAGAACCCCTTTAAATGAAGAACAAATTGCCCTAGCTTTTAAAGGCTGGCCAGATGACGCACGTGAACTAGCTCTTAAAATGCATGAAGCTGGCACATTGGACGGAGGCAGTTTCGCTAAAGTAAAACAACGAGGCGAACCTCTCAGTCTTGAGGGATTTAATCAAATGGCTTTTAAAGACGGGGACGTAAGTGAAGGATATTTAGTAAAAAACTTAAATAAGGATTACCGAAAGCTATTTAAGAAAGACGGATCGTATGAATTAAAAGACAGACAAGTTGGCAATATTGTCCAGAAAGGCGCCAACGAACTGATGGCGAGAGGGGTTAACATCCCAGGCCGTAACCACAAAAATGTGGACGTTAATGCATTTAGAATTGGTGTAGATAGATCCGAATACTATGGCCCAAGACCAGTAAAAGACGAAGTAATAGAAGAGGAAGTAGTAGAAGAGCGTGATGATATGGAAGTGGTAGAGAAAGTACCACCAAGGATTATAAAGAAAGAAACATCTAAAGAAATAGTAGAAGAGGACGAAGTAGTAGAAGAAGAAGAAGAAGAAGTTCCTGCTACAACACCGAAGCCCAACTTTGGTGCTATGCCAAACTTAGGCGTTACAGTAAGGTCTGACCGTTTAGGACGTGGTGATCTCCCAACACAATCTGAGATGGGTTTATACGGAGAGGACGCTAGACCTATTGGTGAAGGTATTAAGCTTATTGAAAAGCCTACTAATGAAAAAGGAGGTAAGCTGTACGCTCAGGGGGGTAAACAAATGTCTCCAGCCCTTATGGCTTATCTGAAGAAGTATCAACAGAAGTTTGCGAGGGGAGGACATTATAGAGTTATACGTTAAACCCTTAGCCTTTATCTTTTCTCCCAAGGCAAGGGAGACTGTAAGTACCTTAATGTAATCACGTACTCTTGAATCTGAGCGTTATTCATTCTTAGGGACTGATGATTCTTCATAGAAGACTTCGTTGGCATAAGGGGGAGCAATACTATTACTGCTAGCGTTAATTTAAGAAGGTAATTTTTCATAGTATATAAATTAAAGATTAAAGATTCAGTCGTATATTTGGACTGCTGATCTTAATCTACAACATAATCTCCGTAAAAACAAATTTCTATGGCAAGTAAGTTTTTAAAACTTGAATAAGTTTTATTTTAACCCTATACGGAAAAGAAAAGATCACGCTAAGGAGGCGGAAAAAATTAGACTAAACAAAATTAAACATGAAGCTAGAGGTAATAAGGTTCAACAAAGGTAAGGACGCCACTAACGGACTACTATTCGATATAACAAATGACAAGAGAAAATTTTTATGCTACACTCTCGAAGATGAGAGCCGCACTAAGAAAGTGTGGGGAGAGACTTGTATACCTGAAGGAGAGTACAATCTCGGTCTTAGGACTGTGGGCGGCCTCCATTCCAAGTACTCCAAAAGGTTTGCTGACATACATGGTGGGATGCTTCAAGTCCTTGATGTTCCTAATTTTACGCATATTCTTATTCACTGCGGTAACACTGACGAGGATACTGCTGGCTGTCTACTACTTGGTGACTCGCAAGAAAACAACAACATCAAAGAAAACGGATTTATAGGTAGATCTACATTAGCATACATGAGGGTGTACCCCAGTATAGCTAAAGCTTTAGAAGATGGCGAGGATGTAACTATAACGTACAGGGATTTTGAAACCTCACTTCTGCTATCTAGAACAGAGTTGACAGATTTTTTTGACAAATGCTAGATCTAGCACTGTGAGCGACGTTAAAGAACGCTCTAACCCCCAAGGTTCCTGTAAATGTCCTGCACGAGCAACCGAGCCTTCTGCGTTAAAGCGTACCGCACCCTGTAGTTGTATTTTGTCTCGGACCGAAACAAGTGATCCTCTAGACTCTGGGAAGGCGTAAGCCTATCAAAGTGTTTATATACATACCCCTCTTTAATTAAAGGTTGTATAACCCGTTCGCCGAGTTTTTTAGCGCTCCCACCGTATTCTTCTGAAGCGTACTTAAGGGTCCAGAACTCTAAGTCATAAGCCCACAGCATAAAGAAAATTTCTTTTTGAAAGATGTCATATCTTTCCTGCGTGGATAAAAGGGTGCTTCGTAAGCTTTTTAGGTAATTCCTTTTTACGTATCTTTGATTTAGCTTCGAGTGCTCTCGGAATAGTTTTTTTTTGGAAACGCGGCTTTTTGGCATAGGGATAAACTAAATTATTTGTAAAGATATGGAAGAAGATGGATTTTTACTGGAGATTCAACAGATATCTTTCGACTTAGAGAGAGTGATTGAAAAATATGGAGTAAGGGACAGGGTAATGCAGCTTATGGTTGTTGGGATATTAGACGAAGACATTATAGGTGACACAAGACTAAAAGCTATATATAGCTACCATATAGAATCAGACGATGAATTAAAAAGTATAATTAACTTTGTAACCGACACCTGGAAAGAGGACGAAGATGACGACGAAGATATAGACCTAAGTGATCTCCTAGACGGAACGGGCGTAGAATTAGAATAAAATGGAAGGACTTATTAGAAAAATTATTATAGGGAAAGACCCTAAAAACGCCATGGCCTATTACATAGGAATGAAAGCAGGTGGCGGGGAGGTGTCTACTATAATTCTAGATGATAAACATCTGCATAAATACGGAAAGACTAGATACCTAGTTTATCTGAACGTAGATGACTGTCAGGTTTTATGGAAAGGCGTTGATGACATGCCCTGTATTATTGAGTACAACTTAAACTTTTAGTATGAAGTCTATGAAAGGGTTTATTGTTGAGATCCCGAAAAAAACAAAAGAGTCTGTCACTCTTTCGGGGGGCGTGGAAATTTTTATGGACACCAAGTATGATGAGTTTCGGCATAGGATTATGGACGGAAAAGTAGTAGCTCTTCCCGCAAAGCACAAAACTAAAGTTAAGATCGGGGATACAATATACTTCCATCACCACGTAGTAGTACAAGGGGGTACCCCTCTACCTGGACATGAGCATCATTACACGGTTGCTTTTCATCCTGATATTGCTATGGACTCACAGGCTTTTGCTCATAAGTGCGAAGAGACAGGTAAGGTTAGCAGTTTATCTTCTTGGTGTTTACTTGAGTTTATAGAAGAGAAACATAAGGACGACTTAGAGTCTAAAACAATAAAGATAATAAACTCTAAAAAAGCCCCTACAAAAGCAAGGGTAGCCTTTGCTTCTAAGGAGTGCGACCACCTAAATGTTAAACCTGGAGATATAGTTGGGATTGAGAGAAATAGAGACTACGGGGTCGTCGTAGATGGAAAGAATTATTACAGAACCCGCGCAGAAGATCTTATGTATGTCGAAAGCTAAATTCACAACAATAGGGGCTTCCAGAAGCCTTATGTCTAGTATGGAGGTTGCAATTAACAACATGATACAAGAGATAAAAAAACCTGTTGATCCAGAGATCAACGGAAGCGCAAGAAAGGCGGAGCTTCAATCAATAAAGCAAACCGCGACAGATTGCAAAGAGCTTATTATAGAGAGACAAAGGTTGGGCCAAATGGTTAAGGACCTTGAAACAAGCGGCGAGATAAGCGAAGCTAAAGATTACTCTGGAGGGTTTGCCGAAAGGTTCTCGAAATAATGTGTAAAACTACAGAGAATAAAGAATGCAAAGAATGCAAGGAGATATTGTCTGTAACGAAATTCCATAAAAATCAGAGGGTGTGTAAGCTATGCCGATTAGAAATAAAAAAAGAAAAAAGGAGAGATAGTAAAAAGCAGTTAGTTGCTCTAAGAGGGGGTAAATGTGAGGTTTGTGAATATGACAGATGTGTAGCGGCTTTAGATTTTCACCATGTAGATCCAGAGACTAAGGAAAACCATATAGCCCATCTTGGGATGAATTTTAAAGCTATGGTGGAAGAAGCTGAAAAATGTATTATGGTTTGTTCCAACTGCCATAGGGAGCTTCATGCGGGGCTAATTAAGTTGTAACTTTACGGTATGAAGAAATTATTATTTATCTTACTCTTGCTGCCTACGTCTGTTTTATCTCAGTGTAATCAGCATGTCTTTAGCTCTGTAGGGGCTGAGAAATGGACAAACTTTCAGTATCAGGACTGCGATGGAGGCGCTCATTACTTCGGGTTACCAGCAGGAGGATATACTATAATATACTGTGCTGATATAGGAACAGCATTTGTTTTAAATGGAGATGGGTTTGTGTATCCCTTATTAACAGATCATCCTAACTATCCCTCATGCATACAGCCTCCCCCTTGCTTAGGAGACTTTGATGAGAGCGGAGCTGTTGATGTAAACGATTTATTAACCTTTCTTTCAAACTACGGCCCATGCGAAGGCTAATATATATACTTGCTCTCTGGGCGCCTATAGCCTCTGCACAGTGTGATGTCGCTATAAGTAGCTGGGATGCTGCGTCAGGTGACATTTCTGTTGAAGCTATTAGCAGCATAAACTGCGGGTGTAACGAGTTTACTACTGAAGGGAATACCTGCGAGAATAGTGGAAGCTCTCACATAACTAACAACACATCGGTAAGCCATATAGTCTTAGGGTTACATGTAGAGGGGTTAGACTACAATTGGGGGTGTACCTCAACAATTAATCATCCAGGGTGGACGTTTAAAGTGTTTACACTTTTTGGCAATCAGGTACTAGAGAGTGGAGATACATGGAGTGCTAACGTGTACGACACTTCTTTAGCAAGTGAATGTTGGACTGAAATATTAGCTAATGATACTTTATGTACTGAAATAGTTGTATGGCAAATTAACTTATCTCAAACAGCTACAACAGATAACGGAGGGTGGGCCGTAAATCCTAACGTTGCGGCTCAGACTCAGAACTATCCTGACGTAGATCTTTTAAACAACACTGCCATTAACTGTGCTCTTCCCGCGTGCGACACTGTATACGTGGACGTTATAGAATATGTAGATATTATAGAGTACCTATACGATACTATTGTACTAGTAGAAACAGATACTCTTGTTCAGCTTGAGTATATCTATTTAACCGACACTATGTATGTGGAGACAGTCGTGTATGAATATCTCTATGTTTACAATACAGACACTATAACTGAATTTGTCGCTGAGTCTGTATATATTGATTGTTCTACAGGCGAAGAATGTGACCAAGTGTTTTCATGTGACGAGACCTCAATTTTTGCTCCAAATGCTGTAACTCCAAACGGAGATGGCTGGAATGATACGTGGATGGTCCTAGCGGACGGGGGGTGTTGGAGTCAGTGGGAAACTCGCATTTACAACAGGTGGGGTGGGTTAGTTTGGATCAGCGCATCTAATATGGATGAGTGGGATGCAGACGTTGCCGCAGGGGTGTATGTGTACACTGTAACAGCTCATAACGCTGTAAACGAGAGCGTGTTTGAGTTTAACGGAACAATAACAGTGTTATATTAGCATTATGGCAAGAGACTATAAAGACGAGTATAAAAAGTTTCAAGGCACTGAAAAGCAAAAAAAGCTAAGGGTTATAAGGAACCGCAATAGAAGGAAACTAGAGCGCTGTGGAGTAGTAAAGAAGGGGGACGGAAAAGATATACACCACGTAGGGGATGTGTTAACCGTAATGGATTCCTCAAAGAACCGAGGGATTTTAGAGAAGTCAAGGTTGAAAAAGTCTAAAAGAAAAAAACATAAATTAAATAAAACATAAATAAAATGGCAGAGTATAAATGTGAGTGCAGCGATGATATTATAGATAAATCAGGTGTGACAATAAAATACATCGAAGGAGAAGGGGTAGCGCATGACGTTCAGTGTGAAAAATGCGATAAGTATATGACATTAGCAAACCCCAAGTTAGGCGCTCCAGGATTTAGATCAAATAGATTTGGTCAAACATTTTGAGCTCTTTATTAGATCTAGACGAATATGATGAACCCGCTGTTAAAATTTGTCCCAACGGTACAGAAGGTGAAGTTATTGAACTCGGTGGGCTACTCATTTGCCTTCCAAAAAGGCCACCGAAAAAACAAATTTCTGGACATAAAGAATCAAAGTCTTTGCAAATGTGGGGAAGGCTACCTATGCCGAAGGAGCTGTCTCGTATTCGTTCTATGGATGAGTGGGCGGAAACCCCAAGGGAGTTTAGAGAAAGGTTTCGTCCATATATCGAGGAAGAGTTTAGGCGTAGGCGTGAAGGTTTTTGGTTTTATAACAACGGTACAGCTACATATATTACGGGGAGGCATTACATGATGATACAGTGGACCAAAATGGACATTGGTTATCCGTATTTTCTAAACTTTCAAAGAGACATATTCTTACATATGGCGGCCTGCGAAGCAGACGCAAGATGTATAGGTCAGATATATACTAAGTGCCGTCGTAGCGGGTACACAAACATATGCTCTTCCATGTTGGTGGATGAGGCCACCCAAGTAAAAGATAAGCTTATAGGCATACAATCAAAGACTGGAAAGGACGCCCAAGAAAACATCTTTATGAAAAAGGTTGTTTATATGTTTAGGAACTACCCTTTCTTTTTTAAACCAATCCAAGATGGGACTACTAACCCTCGTATGGAGCTGGCTTTTAGGGAGCCTTCTAAAAGAATAACAAAGAAAAACAAAACCTCACAAACAGGTGAGGCTCTTAATACTGTTATAAACTGGAAAAACACAACAAACAACGCTTATGACGGAGAGAAATTACACCTGTTGTATCTGGACGAGGCTGGAAAATGGGAGAAGCCTACTGATATAAAAGATGCATGGCGCATTCAAAGAACCTGTCTTATAGTTGGTAAAAGAATAGTAGGTAAAGCTATGGTTGGGAGTACCGTAAATCCAATGGATAAAGGTGGCACGCAGTACAAAGCGCTGTGGACAGACTCAAATCCTAACGAACGAAACGCTAATGGAAGAACTAGGACGGGTCTATATAGGTTGTTTATACCTGCTTATGAATCTCTAGAGGGGTTCTTTGATGTGTATGGAATACCCGTAGTAGAAACCCCTGACGATCCTATACCAGGAATCGATGGGGATCTTGTTATATCAGGAGCTAAAACGTATTTAAAAAACGAGCGTAATAGCCTAAAGCATGACGCTTCAGAGCTAAACGAAGTGGTAAGGCAATTTCCTTTTACTACTGATGAGGCCTTTAGAGATAGCATTGAAGGAAGCCTTTTTAACATAGGAAAGATATACGAGCAAATCCAGCACAACGACGATCTATTCCCTAACCCTGTCGTAACTGGAAACTTCCAATGGAAAGGAGGAGAGAAAGATACGGAGGTAGTGTTTTCACCAGACCCTAACGGAAGGTTCCGTGTAGCTTGGCTTCCTCCGAGTGAGTTAAGCAATAAAAAACTATTAAATAAAGGCAAAAAAGTTGCCCCAAACTCAAGTGTAGGGTGCGGGGGTGTAGACTCTTACGACTTAGACGCTACTGTTGACGGCCGAGGGTCTAAAGGATCTTTGCACCTATACAATAAATTTAACATGGAGTACCCTTCTAATACTTTTGTTTTAGAGTACGCATCCCGCCCACCTTTAGCTAAGATTTTCTACGAGGACGTTCTAATGGCGGCTGTGTTTTATGGGTATCCTATATTAATAGAGAACAATAAATACGGTATTGCTAGGCATTTTGAAGCTAGAGGTTATGATGGGTATTTAATGGATCGACCAAAGCACCTACTAGCCGCTAATAGTTCTGTGGTAAAGTCCAAGACCAAAGGTATCCCCTCAAACTCTCAGGATGTTATACAGGCTCATGCTCATGCTATAGAGTCTTATATTCACAACCATGTAGGCGTAAACTATGATACGGGTTATATGGGTGACATGTGTTTTAATCGTACCTTAGAGGATTGGATTGGATATCAAATAGATAACAGAACTAAGTTTGACCTTACAATTAGCTCAGGGCTTGCTCTTTTAGCAGCTCAAAAAGTTAAACTAAAGAAAAAAGCGGTTAATTTTTCTGATAGCCTATTCCTAAGGAGGTTTAAGGTTAATTAATAATAACCGTACGTGTAGTATATTTGCAAAAATGCGCTTATTAAAAAAATAATGTATAGCAATAAGAAAAAGGGTGGCAAAACAAAAGGGTTCCCAGATCCTTTAGCAAAATCAGAAGAGAAAGCTATACATGAATATGGGCTAAGCTATGCTAAAGCTATTGAATCTCAATGGGGTAGCGACGGCGATATATCTTCTTTATATAAAATAAAAGAACAAACTTTTAGTAAAAGCAGAAAGTATGCTAACGGAACTCAAGACACAGCTCCGTATAAAAAGATGTTAACGTCTTTAGATCCTAACGGTAATAGCGGCACTTTATTAAACTTAGATTACACTCCAGTTCCTATATTGCCTAAGTTCGTTAAGATTGTAGTTAATAATATCTTATCTAGAAACCCTCAACCTAACGTCGAGGCTATCGACCCGCTCTCTTCTTCCGAAAAAGATCTAGAAAAAAAGAAAGTCGAATCCGAAGTGTTAGCTAAAAAGCAGTTAATGGAGCTTAAGGATTCAACAGGTATGGAAATATCTGGGGACCCAAGCCAAATACCAGACACTTTAGAGGAGGCTGAGATATTTATGGGTACAAGCATAAAGACTGATGCTGAAATCGCCGCTCAGATAGGGACTATGATGACCTTAGAGTGGAATGATTTTAACGATAACATCTTACGAAGATGTGTAGGGGATTTAGTAACCTGCGGAATGGCTGTCGTTAAAAGAGATAACGATCCTAACTATGGGATAACGACACACTACGTAGACCCTAGTAGGTTTGTCCATAGCCGCACCGAAGACCCTGGAATGAATGACCTCCTGTATGCGGGGCACACAAAAAGAATTAGCATTCAGGAATTAAAGAGGTTAGCGGGGGATCAGCTAACAGAAAAAGAATACGAAACCATAGCGCAAAAAGTTTCAGATAAGTTTGGGAACAACTCTTCTCTTTTGAACTATAGAGAGACAATCAGTTCGTCTAGCTCTTCTTCTTTTGGTTATGACGAGTATATGGTTGACGTGTTAGATTTTGAGTTCTTAGCTGTAGACTGTATTAATTTTGAAGAAAAAGAGAACAGACACGGAAACACTGGTTTTTATCAGAAGCCATCCGACTACAAGCCTAAGCATGGGTCTATATATGATAGAACCGCTCATTCAATGGAGGTTGAAACTGTATATGGTGGGAGTTATATTTTAGGTTGCGAATACCTATTTAACTATGGCTTAAAGAAAAACGTACCAAAAAACGTTCATGACATATCTAAAGCAAAGATGTCATACTCTCCTATTGCGGTAAACATGAATGAGATGTGCCCTAAGTCATTGGTTGACAGTTGCGTAGGGTTTGCAGATATGTTACAGCTGACACACCTTAAGATCCAGCAATCAATAGCTAAAGCAAAACCAGATGGTTTAATTATAGATATTGAAGGCTTAGAAAACGTACAGCTAGGTAAAGGCGGGGACTTAGAACCTCTTGAGCTCCACGACATATACGAACAAACAGGTGTATTTTACTACAGGAGTAAAAATCCAGAGGGTGGTCACCAGAACCCACCAGTAAGGGAGATAGGTAACAACATTCGAAACATAAACGAGTTAATAGGAATATACAATCATTACCTAAGCTTAATTCGAGACGCAACGGGTATAAATGAGGTGATGGATGCCAGTTCTCCGAAAGCGGATTCGTTAGTAGGGGTTCGAGAGCAGGCTATGCAGGCGAGCAACAACGCTATATATAACATTACCAACGCTTCTATGGTATTGTTTAAAAAGGTTTGTCAAGACGTGGTTAAGTGTCTACAAATATTACCTGTTGAGTCTGTGGTGTTTAAAGCCTATGCCAACGCTATAGGCGAAAACAACATGAAGGTTCTTTCTTCTTTTCAAGATTTATCTATGTATAACTTTGGGGTGAAAGTAGTAAAGGAAATGGAGACTCAAGATAAAGCCGCTTTAGAACAAATGATACAAGTATCTCTAGGTCAGAAGGAAATAGATCTAGAGGATGTCCTAGCTATAAAAGACCTTAAAGATATCAACCAAGCTCAGCGACTTCTTATGGTTCGAAGGAAAAAAAGGATGGCCTCTATGCAGCAGCAGCAGCAAGCTATGCAGCAGCAGCAGCAGCAGGCAGCCATGCAAGCAGAGCAAATGAAGCAGCAAGCAGGAGCTCAGATTATTCAAGCGGAGGCTCAGGTAGAGTTACAGAAGATTCAAGCCAAAGCCGCTGCAGATATTGAGGTAGGAAAAGCTTTGCATGAGTTTAAAAAAGAAATAGAAATGATAAGGGCTCAGGCTACGTTAGGCTTTAAAACAGATGATAAAGAGTTTAAGGAAAAAATAGAAGTTTTAAAAGAAGACAGAAAAGACGACAGAGTAGAAAAACAAGCGGTTCAACAATCTAAGCTCATGTCCCAAAGACAAGAGAAGAGAGGCGAGCTTGAGGCTCTTCCTCCAGACGAATCCAATCAATCTGTTTCTCAAATATTAAATCAGTAAAAATGCCTATTACATTAAACTTAGATATAGCCCAGGAGATGGACATAACCGCCCGTAAAGGCGACAGCTTTACCTTTGATATAGTTGTAAAAGACTCCGATGGAACCGCTAAAGATCTTTCCTCATATACCTTTAATATGGATGTTAGGCTTTCCTCAGACAAATCAACTAGAAACAACGTGTTTCTTAGTACCTCAACTTCAAAGTCTAAGGCTCCGATTATTATTTCAGGATTAGCAAATGGAACCATGACGGTATCTGCTACGAGCGTGGCTATGTCTAATGTAGAGGCGGGTGCCTATTTATATGATATACAGGCTAATTTATCCACTACAAGTCAGACTTGGTTTTATGGAAGTTTCACTGTCAATGCAGACATTAGCGACTATATCTAATGGCTATTACTGTTACCCTTAAGGGCACCCAGCAAGTTGACCTAAGCTTCTCTAATAGAGTGTCTATTTCTGTAATTTCGGCTTTAAGTTCTGGTAGCTCAACCCTACAGGTTAACCCTCCACAAGGGCTGTCCCTTTCTGGACCTACAAATGCATCATAAAAAAAATATAAGATTATGAGCTACATAACAAACAAAAAAATTAAAAAACAAATTGATGCTCTTTTAGGTGAAAACGCAGCCTATCAAGCAGGTAACGTTTGTGTGACTAACAGTAAAACTAAGAGGCAAGATATTAACAGATATTGCCGAGTTAATTTCGTTAACCCTATTAAGGATTTGGATAAGGATTTTTACGATCAAATTATTCTACAATAAACTAGCTAAACAAACAAGCAAATATGGCACAACAGATAGGGGAGAAGATAGAGGTAACATTAGACTTAAAAACAATAGGCCTAGGTGCAGCTGGATTAGGGTCGTTAATAGCTATGTGGTTTGCGCTACAGGCAGACATAACTTTAGCCAAGGAGTTACCTATTCCCCCTGACCCAGAGATTACACGGATGGAATTTGATATGAAGGATAAATTAGTTCGCCAAACAATTATGACAACTCAAGACGATGTAAAGGAAATTAAGGCAGACCTTAAAAGCATTGAAGATAAAATTGACGCTTTGAAATAAATAAAATCTATGAAAACAGTATTAGCAGTACTCTCTGCACTCTTTTTATCAACTGCAGTGTATGTATCCATTCCCGAAGAGAATAACATCCCTGACTTAGGCGTGTGCGTAGTAGAGTTTAACGCAGGTTTTAATTCTGCTAATAGAGTTAGATGGATGGATCAACTTAGCGACTGCAAAGGCGCGCGCGTAGATATAGTTGTAAAACCTAAGCTACAGGTAAAACATAACATTGTTGTTGTGCCAACCGTTATTA